AATTATCTTCAACCTTAATATCACCCATGAACGACACAGGCAAAGTGTTGGATACGCCAAACGTAACATCTCTAAAGGCTTGATTATAAATGCCAATCTCTTGTAAGAATGGGTTAATAATCTTTGATAATAAAAGGTTTTGGCGTGGCTTGATAACCGTATTTTGTAGGTATTCCATTTCTTGCCTAATCTGTTGGTTGCTTCCCAATTGTCCACTTGTTGCAAAACCAGCTAATGACTTTGACCAACGGTTAGCAACTACAATCGCACTTGCAGCTAAATTCTGAAGGTTTAAAAATTCGCCTTCATTTTCTTTTGAAGTTGGTATCCAATTAGCCTTTAATTTTTCATCTCTTAAAACCTGAACAAACAATTTATGATTGTTGCCCATGCCTGTAAATTTTGACTCAATACCTTGAACAAGATTCTTAGCTTCGTCTTTGGTCATAGTTCCGAAAAACTGCATCAATCCTGAAGGCATAAAACCGTTTTCAAACTTACTTGTATTAAACCTTTGTATTCTGTATTCCATTTCTGCCCACATCTTTGCCCCTATCCATTCAGGTAAACCAAAATAGAAATATCCAGCACTATACTGTTTAACGTGAATAATTGAACGTTCCGTTCCATCCTCAAATTGTTTAAATTCAGGATATATTGGTACTTCCCTAAACCCTTCACTCACATAAAAGTTGCCATCTGTTGTTAACGGTACTTCTTCCCAGTTATCATAAATGCCTACCGATTTTATAATCTGGTCTTGTGCTGCTTTCCTGATACCAATATTATAAACTGGGACATGGTAAATATAAGAAAAGGGTTGACTGCCAACCCTTCCCCTGACTATTTCGCAAAAACAATTACCAAAAGCATCGTAATCAAATGCCAAAGAACCTAAAACTTCTTGAAGATTTTGATTATGTAAATTAACTAAAGAAATCACATCTTCTATTTCAGTCAATGAATCATCGGTTATAACTTCCCCTTTCTGGGAAGTAGTCAATAAGGTATTAGATTTACCCTTGATAGGTATAAAACCATCACCTACCACCATATTTGTTTTGTCCTCAACAATCCTTCTTAAAGTAGGGGAATTGTTAACAATGGCAATAAGACTTTTAAGAAAGTCATCTTTCTGTGTAAAAAACCTAACCCATTTTGCCCCAGTAAAATCAAGCCTCTCTCTTGAAGGTTCATTGAAAATGTCTTCCTGAACCAACATAGTGTTGGAAGTATCCAAAGTAACCGAAGCTAACAAAGGGCTATTATCCCTCTTTAGTCTCCTGTTTTGTCTGTTCGGGACTGCTTGTATTTTCTTTATTTGACTCATAAGGTTTTTTCTCTGGAGTAAAAATAACATATTGTGAAACAGAAATGGGGTTGGAATTAAACCAACCCCTTAATTCTGCCTCTGTCATTTCTCCGATAGTCTTTTTTATGATTCCAGCCTTGCCTGTTGGGTCTTGACCTACAAACATCATTAATTTGCTTTTCTCTCTAACTATCATAATTCTTTATTAATCTAATAGACCCATCACCGTTTGGCCATCAACAATATATCTTGCTTTGTTTGTTGTACGGCAAGTGATTGTTAAAGTCTCTTGATTAGAATCGGTAAATAATGCTCCTGATAAACCTTCGGCACTTGTCAACCTTGCTGGTCTTTTCTTGCCTCCGATTGTCTCAACACCCCAAACCCAGTACAAACCAGTATTTTCAACGTGAACGCAAACTAAACCACATGCCTGATTTGCCATGTCTTGAATTAAATTTCTTAACTCTTGGTCTCGGCAATTAATTACACCTGTCAAGGATTGTTCAATCGCTACAGATAAAGTATCTGGGTCTTGCGTTACAGTCTCGGTAAATGCTCCTGAATTGTCTCTAAATTCAACTTCATAAAATACAGCTGCACTTGAAGTCATCGTAATTGCTGTACAAGCAGCACTTGCATTCGTTGATATTGAAGTAACTTGATTAGCATTGGCTAAATAAAGTTTACCTATACCACCAGCACAAGTTCCATCTGTACATTGATTTAACCAACCTCCTGATAAACTACTCATTGCTTATTGTTTTAATAGCCTACGCTGATTAAAGAATGATGAATGTAATTAACACCCATTTTAAAACGAGCCTTTACATAAACCTTTTCATCTTTCTGGTCATACCACAATTCTAATGCCGTTTCAGGCGATAATACATCAGTTGCTAAAACCTTGTTTTGTGGGGTTGTGTATTCCACATAATGAGGATTAGTTGTACCTAAAGCAGCCGCAATTTCGTCCCATCTCCACTGTGCTACTACTGGGATACCACGGAAGGTAAATTGCTCCTGTCCATTAATCAACTGAAGTAAACCGTAATCTCCTCCACCTCCATCTTCAATGTCTTCCCTTAATTGAGAATATACTGAACCTGTAACGTTAAACACTTTTTGATTCGCTGGTAAACCTTTTAACTGTAAAGGTGCTTGGTCGTAAACCGCACGAAGGATACCAAAGCCATCTCCAGCCGCTAAAGCACTTCCTGAACCTGTATTCGTTCTTGGTATCAAATCGTTTGTTACCAATTCAGGATAGTAAACCGTCCAGAATCCGTCTAATGAATCATAGTTAGGGTCATTTGATGCTTGGTTACCGAAGTAAGATAAACGGTTAATGTCTTGACGTATTGCCTGTTGTGTACGAGTCAATAAAAGGTTTTCAATTAAAGTACCTGAAACATCTGGAAGTCTTGTGCCAGTTTTTAATAACTCTTCAAAAACAGTATCTTCAAACTCGTCCCAACACATTTCTAAATCAACCTTCATCTTCTCAACGTCAATCGTTCTATCATAAATTGATACTGAACCTACTGGAGTAAATCCGCAACCACTATATTTTCTAACGATGTTTTCAAGTTGCTGAACAAAAACCATTTTCTTTTTATTGGCTACATTGCCCAATACACGAAACTGGCTTCTTAAATCATCGTCAAAAAATACTGGTTCAAGAAATATATTGTTTGCCTCTGTCCCCCTGAAGGATACATCTAATTGGCTAAATTCAACTATTGCCATTGTTATTTAATTTTTTAAAGGTTAGCGTAAGTAATCGTTGCAGTAGTATCAGTCAATACTTCGGCATCCGATAACATAAATGAAAATTCGGTTTTTGCATCGTTCTTTGATGTAGCAAAGAATATCTTCCAATCATTAGAAGTATTTAAAGCCGTAGTCGTTACATCAATTGCAGCACTTGGAGCAGATGATATCCACCTTGTAGCCGCATGATTTCCAGACTCATCATAAACGTTAAATCTTAAATAATCAGAAGCACTTGTAACACCATAAATCGGAGTAAAAGTAATTCTATCTCCCGCTGAAGCGACACCATAAGTAAAACTTACTGGTATTCTATCTTCATAAGTATCCACCCCATATAGTTGTTCAGCATTTACACCTTCGGTATTTGCGTAAGGGTTTGTACGGTTAAGGCTATATTTATTTATGTACGTTGCCGTAGATGAATAGCCATTAACATTTTGAGCTGTTGATGCATTGAAAGCCATTATCTTTGTGATATTTTGTTTTTAATAAATCCAGCAAAAGAATCAAAAGGACTCGATTTTGCTTTAGTTTCAATTACTTTTTCATTTGCTGAACCTCCTGAAGGTAAACCTATACCCTTCTTTACTTGCGCTCTTAATGCAACTAACTCGGCACTTAAGGTTTCAAGAACGGTTTCGATTTCATTGATTGAAGATGTTTGCTCATTTGATTTTTCAGTCAAGGCGTTCATTTCTTCGGCACTTAATACCGTGTAACCCTTTTCCTTTAAAATGTTCATAGCAACTTCCAAATCATCAACCTTTTCAGGTTCAACAACTGGTTCTACTTTTTGCTCAATTACTTGGGTTTCTTCCGTATTATTGAGCAAGTTTTTAATTTTTTCTAAAATGGCATTTCCCATGTCATCATTTGTTTTGTTAATCAATAAGGCTGCTGGTACATTCTGAAATTTGTTTAGGCTTGTTTGCAACGGTAATAAATCAATATTTTTTTCGCCAGATTTAACAATTTCGTCAATAAATCCAAACTCCTTTGCTTCTTGGGCAGTCATCCATGTCTCGGCTGCCATCATCTTTCTAATTTTCTTTCTCATGTTCATTTCCTCGCCTTTACGTTTATAGACGGCTTTTTCGTAAATGTCAAGTAACTTTTCGTCCATTTTGTCTAACAATTCAGCCGTTGCCTCAAGTTCATCGGAATTACCTATTGAATAAGACCACGCACGGTGAATCATCATAAATGAATTTTCAGTCATCCTGACTTTATCCCCAGCCAACAGTACAACCGTTGCAATGCTTGCTACCAAGCCGATTCCTGTTGTTGTTGTTTCATTGGGATAGTTTGCAATTAAATCAGCCATTCCCATTCCTTCGGTGATTGAACCACCGCCAGAATTAATCATTAATTCAA